GCCTCATCTAAACACCCAATCCGCATTCCAATTTCAGGAATGTAGGCGGAATTTCTTTTAAGGAAATCGGAACCAGGGAGATAGTCGACAGCCTCCGCTGTCTTATCGGGAGGGGTGATCTTCTTACCATACTTAGCCAACCATGTTTGATAACTAGTAAAAGTTATCTTAGGATAGTCAGGATGTACGGTACCATAGCCATCATCACCATAAGTAGTAACGGCTTGAGCAGACCTGAAATCAAGGGCATCTCTATACATCGCAAAGAAATGCATGCGCATGTAGAAAGAATTGGCTATAGAGTTCATTTGAACTGTTAAGTTGATTCCAGAAATCACCATGCTGAAAAATTGCAATAGCGTACCATTCCAATCAATCATTGGGTGGACTATTTCGGTTAACATTGCTCGCATAATAGTGAGATCCTCTGCAGGATATCCACCTTCCTCAGCAAGATCTATCATGGCTTGCAAAGCCATGGCAGTCACCTGAGAACAACAAGTAATGTCATATTTGGAATAGTCGAAGGCCAGAGTACGTTCAGTACCATATTTCTCGGCATATGTCATCAATTCTTCCCACTGAGGGCTAAAACAGTTAATGCCAACTGAACATTCAGTTTCTCTAGGATGACAACCGATAAATCGGATGACAGGTAAGAAATACTGCCTGACAAGGATGGAAAAAGCAATTGGGCAAGATTGAAAAACCCTTACTTTCTCCTTACCAACAGGTGTTGGTTCGTCTTTGAGACAAGCGCGCATGATTGGGTACGCGCGCTCACCTTTGGCCCAGCAGGCCAGCATTCTGTCCATTTCTTCAACAATAGATGGATCAGGAATGCGATCGACCAAAGTGCCTTTTTCATCAAAGACATCTTCGAACCAAACGTTCTTTGGACCAAGTACGGGAAATCCCATACTAGTACTCATATCAAGCGGGTCAATAAAACGTTTGCCTCTAACACCAATAATGCTCTCAGTCAAGGTTAATTTCCTGAAAACTTCACCAGGTCCAGTCACATGTTTCTTAACAAGGATAAGAAGTGGTCGTAACCAATCTTCTTTTGCTCGTTGCAACAGCTTAGGAGGATAACTCATTTCAGGCTTGGATGCGTGATCAAGAGTCGTGTTGTATGGTGTCCAATTAGGGATCATTTGTGGTGGCCCAAAATCAACATCGGGTTTGAAGATCTCCTTGATAAAAGGTTTAAGAGGACTGTCAATCACTCTTGATTTGGTTTGAGCACGAACATGTGTGCTACCATAGATCTCAAAACCAGCTGTTTCATCAAAAGTACCTGGATAGGCCTTCTCATGGGCTTTGGGAGAGCGAAGTACTTCCATACCATATTGTGTGGTTGGAAGGTCTCCTCCACTAACTCCGATTGGGAATTGCTTACGAAGATATTCAACAGCCGTGTCACATTGAGCACGCGTGAGCGTGCCAGCAACACAATCCCATCTTCCAGTAGGGATACCAATCTTCTTCTCAGATCGACATCCAAGATGAAAACCAAGCAAAGTTGGTTGCTTTCCAGCTCCTAAAATCATCGAGGAGCAAGAGCC